TCTCGTGGGCTCGGAGATGTGTATAAGAGACAGGTGCAGACCATGCCCGTGGTGGTCAGCGCGGTGTTGTCGGTCGCGATGCCCGCGACGCTGCCCCCGATGGACGCGAGGGCGGCGGCCACCGCGATCCAGAACTTGCGGCTGGTCAGCTTCTGGACGATCTCTTCTTTCGTCATTGTCGGTTCTCCTTTTCATCGTTCTCGATGTCGCTTATGATCTGGTGCTTGCCCTTGATGCTCTGCGGGAACCCGCGCCCCTTGGCGATGCGGTAGAGCGAGAACGTCACCACCTCGCCCGTGCAAACCGCTGTGGCGAACGTCCACACGCCGCTCGAGAACTGCTCGTGGCCGTTGACGATGAGCCACAAATCGGCTCCAAGGATCGCGGCGATAAGTGTGAAGATGAACAGGAGCACCAGGTCGAATCTGCTCATGGCTTCCTCCTACTCGACGTGAGCTTCCATGATTTCCTTCCAGAGCTGCGTGCCCGTTCCGTTGCCGCCCAACGCGACATAGGCATCGTGTATCGCCGTTGCCTGCTCTTTGATGCGCACCGGGCATGGGCCGCCAGATGCCACGTATTGACGGTGGTAGTCGATGAGCTGCTGTCGAAGAAGGCCGCGCATGCCGTTCTCCATCGCCTTGTCGTGCGCGTTTTTGGATTTGCATTTCATGATCAAAGCGGTTACCAGAGACGCGCAGATCGGCGACAAGAACCACCCGAGCACCGTCCAAACTTGTTGCACTCCTGTCTCACCTCCTTCAGGCATCAAAAAAGCCCCGCAGGGCTTCCCTCGTCGATTCTCCGGTGGGGTTTTGCGTTCGAGCGAACCGAAACCTATTCAGCCGCTTCTTTGTCCTCTGCGCTCTCGTCCGCGTCCAGGAGCGCTTGCACGCCGCCTCGCCACAGAGACGGCACGTCCTCGATGTTCCATTTGCCGTTCTTCACCAGCCTGTAATAGATCTTGACCATGATCGTATCCTCCTGTTTCTTCTTGTTTATTCACCGGCGACGAGAGCGCCGAGCTCGGCGACCGCCGCCATCAGCTCCTCGATGCCCGCGGAGCCGCTCGCCGCCATCGCGCCGAGCTCGCCCATGGCAGTCTCGGCGTTGTCCATGCGCTCGGGAGCATCCTCCAGGAACTCCTCCCGCTCCGCTGCTTTGGCGGCGGCGGCTTCGGCTTCTTCTTTCCGCTTCGCGATTTCCGCTAGCTCGTCTTCGGTGTAGACGCGGTAGCGCTGGAACTGCCAGATATCCTCCACGGGGTTCTCATGCGGCATGTCGTCTGGGATGAAGCCGTCGAAGTCGACGATCTTCCCGCTATGGTCGCGCGTCTCCCAATGGCCTTGCTCTTCCACGTCGATCACGATGGCCACGTCCTTGCCGCCGTTGGGATACTCGGCGACGACCTCCTCGTGCGACTCCTCCTCCACGTCGACGATCCACGTGTGGACGACGCGCACCTGCTCGCAGGAAAGCTCGCCTTTCTCCAGTTCCGGGTTCTCGATCTCTTTTCCGTCGATGTCGAAAATCTTCATGTTCTGTAAACCTCCTTAAGCCGTTCTGCGCCATACGTAGACGTCTTTGTACGAGGGCATGTTGTTATGGGATTGCCCGCCGCCGATGTACGTCAGATTCAAGTACGCGTACTCTGAACCTTGCGTGAACGCTCCTGTGTAAAGCTCGTCGGAGAAACCGGCGTTGCCGTTGACGTCTCCCGACGAGTAGACCTTGTTCTTGGGCAGCTGCGCCGTGGTCAGCGTGTGCGTGTCCGATCCGCCCGTCGCCGTGTCGTTCGCCGCGCGCAGGAAACGTCCTGTGACCTGCGTCCAGGTGCCGCCGAACAGCGATGCCGGCGAGGTTGCGCTCTCGGAGATGTAGTACGCCCCGACCGGATACGCTTTGAGGGCTATCCCGTTGATCTCGTCGGCGCTGTGCTTGTGCCCGACGAACGGCTCCTGCCTATCCATCAGCAGCACAGGATCTCCAACCGCCAGGCCGTCGATGGGGATTCTGTACAGAGGGAAGTCCGCTGCGGAGTCTTCGGCTAGGACGCTGCCTTGGACGTAGGACGGATCGGTAGCCGCACCTTCCGTGGCTGTCCCGGGGATTACCGCAAGCGGAGCGTCCTCGATACGATTTGAGTCGCGCGTGTAGTGTACAACGATCAGATCGTTGCGTTTAAGACCTGTCGATCCGCTCTGGATCTTCAAGTCTTCGCTTCCCTTGACGCGGACATGACGCCCCTCAATAAGCATCATACCCTTGGCGATTCTCACGGTGTTGGAGTCAACAACCGTGCATTCGCATCCGTTGAGGACGTAGCAGCCGGTCCCGAACGTGTAAGCATGGTACTCCCCTATGTCCTCGCTTCCGATATGGTCAGTGCTGCCCTGACCGGTGATGAGTTCGACTGTCATGTATGGTTTTCCTCCTCTCTTTACGCTGTCCTCCTCCAGGCATATACGCCTTGGTACGAGGGCATGTTGTTGTGCGACGACCCGCCGCCGATGTACGTCAGATTCAGATACGCGTACTCGGAACCTTGCGTGAACGCTCCTGTATAAAGGGCATCGCTGAACCCGGCGTTCCCGTTGACGTTTGCCGACGAGTACGCTTTGTTCTTCGGGAGCTGGGCGGTTGTCAGGGTATGGGAGTTGGAGCCTCCAGCGCCGGTGTTGGTTGTGCAATACAAAAAGCGGCCGGTGATCTGAGTCCACGAGCCGCCGAAAAGCGCGGCGGGGCTGGTAGGGTCGAAGCTCTGGTAGATCGCTCCGACCGGGTACACGTCCTGCCACTTGAGCGATGTCGCCCCCGATTGGATGGCGTCTAGCTTCGCCTTGTCCGCTGCGCTCATGAGCCCGTTTTTCGACGATGTCGCCACATCGTACGTTGTGCTGTTGTCTGCTCCCCAAAACGCCGTCCCGTCAGCGCTCCATCGGAGTATCTGGCCTGACGACCCTCCTGAAGGTATGTGCTTGTACCCGGAACCAGTCGGATGGGTGTAGACCGTGTTGGCCGGAACCGCCCACGATCCGTCTCCGCGCAGGAAGCTCGCCTGCTTGCCAGCCGCAGGCGCCGGTACGAGGCCAGATTTTCCAGCAGCGCCAGACGTAGCGCCCGTCATCGCCGAATAGGTCGTGTTCGTGTCCTGCGTCGTTATCGTTCCGGTGTCTCCGTCGCCTTTGGTGTAGGTGATCGTCTTACCGGACGCCGACAAGCTCTTGATGTAGGTGTCGGCGATGTTCTGGCCGCTTCCGTCCTGCGTCGCCTTGGTAGCCGTGGCTGCGTTTCCCGACGTGTCAAGGTCGAGAGACTCGCAAGCTTTCGGAACGCCGTTGCTGAAATACACGGGCGTGTTCGCGTCTCCCGCGTTCGTGTTCAGCTTGTTCGCAGAGGTCGCAGCACCTCCAGCGCTGGAAGAGCCGGCATAGTTGTGCGTATGCTGGCTTGCAGCCTTTTCGTCAAGCTGGGTCTGGATGTTGCCCGTCACGCCGTCGCAATAGTTCAGCTCTGCCGTTGTCGCCGTCACGCCGTCCAGCTTGTTCAGCTCGGCCGCCGTGGCGGTGAGCCCCAGTTTTGCCAGCGCTTCGGCTGCCGTCGTTGCGCCGGTCCCGCCGTTGGAGACAGGCAGGACGTTCGACGAGCTGAACCCGAACGCGCTTCGAATCTTGCCGGCGATGTAGTTCCACAGGTTCAGCACGGTTCTCTTGTTGACCGCACCGCTCTCGTCGTTTGGAGAAACGTAGAAAACGGGTATCTTGACCTCGTCCGTAAAGCCGGAAGTCACATCGTTGGCGTTTCCGAGGATCGCGTTTTGGGCTGCTTTATCGGTTGTCTTGCCTGTTCCGCCGCGAACGATCGGGAGCGTCCCGCTGGTTATGTCCGTCGCGGCGTGGTTGTGCTCTGACGGAGGGTAGCTTGCGGGCTTTCCGGTTACCTCCGACCATCCATGCGCATGTCCGGCATCCGACTTCCCTTCGAGCAGCGAATCGGTCTCCGATTCTGTGTAGTATCGCCCGTCGTGGTCATGGTCGTCCGGCGGGAAGGCGTCGGGCTTGCCCGTCACGGAACCCCAGCTGTGCGCGTGGTTTTTGTCGGCCTTTCCGTCGAGGTCGCCCTCGGTCACGTCGGCGGATATGACGCCTCCGACTATGCTGATTCCGTCGCCGGCGGTGTACGATGCGCCTCCTCCCGACGACCCACCCGAAGAACCGACAGAGCTGCTCGATTTGGATGTTTCTCCGATCTCGTTCGTGATCTGTGGAATGCCGTCCTCTCCGATCTTCACGATGACCTTTGCGACGGATGAGGTGATCGCCCTTCCCGAACCTTCCGATACGACTCCGACCACGTCGTCTACGTCGAACGCCGCATCCTCCGGGAGGGAAAGGTTGCACGACTGCGTTTCCTGCATTTCAAGCAGCTTCGCCGTTCCGTCTTCGATCAGGTCGGACTCTTCTGCGCTGCTGTAGTCGTAAACCTCCTGCACCTCGTCGAGGCCGAACAGCGTCTGCGTCCTGCTGACGTTGCCGTTTTCGTCGGCGTACAGGTGGATGACGGTGCGCTCCGACAGCTCGCCCTTCCCCAGACATATCAGGTGGTTCACGGGCGTTCCCCACTCGATCTTGTAGCCGTACCGGCACGCCTCGTCGGTGTCGACGTAGCTGCTTATCGGCGCGGCGTAGAGAGTCGGCTTGCATCCCGGCTGCTTGTCGATCTTCAACTTCGCCCCGCTCGCGTTGAGCATCTTGCGGATGCCACTGTAGCAGTCGGTGAAGCGCTCGAACCGATGCGACACCTCGATGCCGCTGCCATCTGCTGACGCGTCGAAAACGTCCGAAAGCCCGACGTGCTCGAGCACTCTTCCGATGGCGGCGTTTGCCTCGCCGGAAACCGTCACGTAGTCCTCGCCTGACGCTGGGCATATGAACGTCGAGGCGAGGATGCCGTGCCAGGTCTTTCCGGTTGCCACGTACACGGGAGTCTCGTCCAGCGTCGATTCCTTGCCGCCTCGAACGATGCCGCCCCATTCGGTGCCGTCGAGGTAGACGAACGACCTCATGTCAAGCTGCTTGTCGATGGGGAGCGTCAGCTTGAAGTCGTTTTCCTCGCTTCCGTACGCAAGATCGAGGCTGTACGCCTTGATGATTCCTTGCTCTATTCCGTCAGCGTCGGTATACACGAGGTCAATCACGATCCCCACCTCCTTTCGCTTCGCTGTTCGTACAGCACCACGTCGCACGCGAACGATCCGTCCCATGACACCAGGTTGTCTCCCGGCGGAACGGGCTGGAACACGTACGACCCGCTACCTGGTCGTTGCACTCCTCGTCTCTTTGAAAAAACGTTCTCGGCGTTTCCGTACTCGTCGTAGAGCGTTATCGTCTTCTCGATTCCGTCGATGACGAGCCTCCCGCCTGACTTCACGTCGGTTTCGACTTCATAGCGGTTCTTCCCGATGATCACGTAGGGATTCGACGTTGAGCCGTAGACCGTGATTCTCGCCGGAGCGCCCATGATGCCTGGATTGCTGATGTATGAAGCTTCTTTGGACGATCCGGCGAAGTTGTAGGGGAAGTTGTAGGGGAAGTTGAGCCCTGTTCCCGTCCCGTCTTTCGACAGTGAGAACGAGTGCTCCTTCGTCCATACGGGGTCGTCGGCAAGCAGCCCGATTTCGTATTTCGCCGCTTTCCCAGTCAACCAATACATGTCTTTTCGCGAGTAGACCGCGATGCATTTCAGGTACCAGCCATCGACGTAAAGCCTCCCCGGTTTCGATACGATCGCGTCTTTCTCCATGATCTCGAACAGGGCGTTGCGCAGCTCCAAACCATGCTGCTCCGTGCGCTCCACGATGATGAGGTTGAACGGTATCGTCCTCTGCTCGCGGTACAGACCTGCCGTGCGCCCGTTGAGCGTCTTTGCCGCCCATTCCCAGTCTGCAAGCTCTCCGCTGTCGCACCAGATGCCGCCTCCGTGGAGGTCGAGCGTTTCGCCAAGATGGTTCACGTATTTCACTTTCTTACGCATACTTTCTCACCACCCTAGCGATCTCCCTGTCGTCGGCTTTTACGGTTACGATGATCGGACGACCGTCCTGGCGGGACAGCGCGGCGTTCATAGCGTTGTACACGTCTGCCTCCGTGATGCCGCCGTCCTGCTCGACGGTTACGTTCACCGAAGACGACGAAGCAGATTTCTCTGCCGAAGCGCTCAGCTTCATGTTTCCAACGCTGCTCATAGCAGACGGAACAGCCGTGAAGGTCGATTCGACCATTTTTCTGGCGGATTCAATCGCCATGCGCGTTTTGTTCCCGATGCCGATTGCCCAACCCTCGGTGAAGAACTCGCCGGCCTCCTCCATCACTCTTGACGGAGAATGGATGTCCGCTTCCGCTTTCGCCGCGTTGATGGCGTCGCGCGCAACGCTTATGGCCGCGCTGACCGCTAGCGATCTTCCGCTGTCAATGCCTTGCGCCATGCCGGATGCCATGTTGTATCCAGCCCACCAAGCATCTCCGTTCGCGCTGCTGAAATGGTCGGCGACGTTCTTGCTTGCCGTGTCTGCCGATCCGACCGCGGCACCCCTTCCGCTGTCTATGCCTGACCTGAACGAATCTCCAGCCATGTTATGGCCCGCCCACCAAGCGTCTGCCGATGCGCTGCTCATATGGTCTGCTGCCAGCTTGCTAACGGTGTCCGCTGATGCAGATACCGGACCTTGCGCAGCGTTGATTCCAGAGACCATCGCGTTTCCTGCCGCTGCCACGTTGCTGGAAACAACGCCCTCCATCTGGCTTGTTTCGCTATCGATCCCGCCTACCAGCCCAGCAGCCGAACCTTGCACAGCTGGCGTACCGTTCGCGATCGACGAAGCAGCTCCTGCCATTGCGTTGTCTGTTACCTGTACGAACATGCCGGCGATAGGATCGTACATGTAGAACATTCCTTCGCGCATGCCAGCTACTGCCGCCTCGACGTTCGGGGATCCAGCGGCAAGCCCGCCGGTGATCTGCGCGAGCGCGTCGTTCGTCACTTGCGAGAACTGCCCTGTGACCGGATCGTAGGATTGCAGCATGCCGTCCTTGTACATGAGCATGGCGTTCGCCGCGTTTGGAGCCTCGGCTTGCACCTCGGCTGTCGCTCCGGTGACGGCTTGGCGCATCTTCTCCGGGACCGCTATTCCCATCTCGTCGCATTTCGCCACGATGTCCGCAACGCTTAGATCGTAAGATTGAGCGAGCAAGACGAGCTGTTCGCTCGACAGGCTCGCCAGGTCCTGTGTAGTGAAGCCGAGTTCCGACAGCTTCTGCGAGAACGCGCTTACGTCGATGCCAGCTCCTGCAAGGGATTCTGAAAACCCTGCGTTCGAGTTTATGTACTCCGCGATCTTCTCGGCGGAACCTTGGAGAGCGGCCTGCGATTCGTTGTAGACCCCGTTAAGCCTTTCTTGGGCGGCTTGGTTATCGGCGAGCGCATCGGTCAGCCAATCTCGGTTCTGCCTCTCGTTTTGAAGCTCTTTCGTCAGCTCGGATTCGCGGTGTATGGCTTCTTTGTCGCCCGCCGACGCAGCCTGCCTTACGTTCGGCCATTCCCTCTCCATGTCGAGGATCTTCTGCTCTGATTCTGCTAGCCATCCGTTCAGCTCGTACTGCTTCTTCTTCAGCTCAACGAGTTGTTCAGTTGCCGCCTGCGCTTCGGCGTTCGCTATCCAAGCATCGGTGTTCGCCTTGATCTCGCCCGTGCTCGCGCTCAACACGCCGTTCGCCGCGTCGATGACGCTGTAGTTCGTACCGCAAACTTCGTTGACTTGGTCTACGGCAGCCCTCAATGCGTTTTGCTGATCTGCGGTAAGGTTCGTCTGTCCTGCGTACTTCTCGATAACTCCCATGGCATCCTGCAAGATAGCCTTGTTCGCTCCGATGTCAGACCATGTCTCTTTTATCTCTTTCGCCAGGTCGGCTTGGCTCTGCATCGCGTCAATCGCGCTGTCCGAGTAGAGGCCGACAGCGCCGGCAGCAGATTCGATGCCGGGGATCGAGCCGGAAAAATCCTCTCCAGACGTTGCAACGGCGTCTCGCAATCCCTCGGTAGCTCCCTTCGCCGTCTCGACCTTGGAGTTGTAGTCCATGATGTCGGACACGACCTTGGTTATGACCAGCCCCGCGAAAGCGGCGACGACGCCTCCTAGAGCAGCCTTGAACGCGCCGGAAGCAACGGAAGCGGCCTTCGTTGCAGTCGTGTACGACTTGGTTGCTGCTGTCGACGCCTTAGTTCCAGACATTCCAAGCTGCTTCATCTGGGCAAGCGTCTTCTCGGCTTGGCTGCTCGCAGTCGTGGCTCTTTCAGCGCTTTTCATGCTCGCTTGATACGCGGACGTTGCCTTAGCCGTGCCAGACATCGCAACGTCTACGCGGGCGAAGAACCTTGCCAGGGTTTGCAAGCCTGTTCCGAAAGTCTTGATCTTCTGCGCTCCGCTTCCGACAACGGTGAGCATCGGCCCTAGCGCAGCAGACAGCGCGACGGCCTTCAATACCGCCTGCTGCTCCGAATCGCTCATTTCGTTGAATTGCTTAGCGCCGTCTGAAATCATTTGTATGAGCGGTTCAGCCTGATCGACGATATCGAGCAATGCGTCAGCCAACGGCCCGCCGAATTCATCCGCTATCGCGACGGCGCGGTTCTTCAGTATCTCGAACTTGGCAGCGAGCGATTCGTTGCGGTTCTCGACCTCTTTCGACAGGGCGGTGTTCGCGCTCCATTCATCGTTCGCCGTCGAAACCGCATCGGCCACGAGGCTGGAGTTCCCCGCGAGGCGCTTCATGATGTCGGTTTGCCTAACCGCGTCGATTCCGAGCTCTTCGAGCATGACGCTCATGTTCCCGCCCTCTGCGGTGGTCGATTCCATATTGGAAAGCAGAGCGGAAAGGGCGTTCACCGGGTCTGCGCGCCATGCGTCGGCGAACGCCTGGGCGGACATTCCAGCCGTGCTGGCCCATGTCTCCACCGATTCGGAGTTCGTTGCGATGTCCTTGTCGATCTGGCTCATGATCGTGGAGATTGCAGTGCCGCCAGCCTCCGCTTCGACGCCCATGGATGAAAGCGCCGTCGCAAGGCCGAGTATGTCTGCTTGCGACATCCCGACTTGCGTTCCAGCAGCAGCCAGGCGCATCGCCATGGCCGATATGTCGCTTTCCGTCGTGGCGAAGTTGTTGCCGAGCCCGACGATGGCCGAACCGTAGTTGCTCACCTCGTCATGGCTCATTTTGGTTATATTGGCGAACTGGGCCATTTCGGTTGCCGCCGTATCTGCATTCATGTTCGTTGCGATGTCGAGCCCGCTCACAACCTCGGAGAACTCGTCCAGCTCGTCGATCGCGAATCCGAGCTGCGCGCCGAGCGCCTGGATGTCGAGGATCTGCGACGCGCTGACGGCGTTCGTTTCAGAAAACTCGATTGCAGCGTCTTTGAGCTGCCGGTACTGCTCCTCGGTTCCGTCAACGGTCTTCTTGACGCTGGTCAGCGAGCTGTCGATGTCGACGGCCGCCGCGACCGTTGCAGCCCCGGCTCCTAGCACGGCAGGCGTGAGCGTCCGCGTGAGCGTGCGCCCGGCGCTTTCAACGCCGCGACCGAAGCCCTCCACTTTTGTTCCGAACGATTCGATTACGGCTCCTGTTTTGCCGAGAATCGAGTTCATGGCTCCTTGCTGCACCATCGAATCGGTGAGGGCCTGCTTGTAGCCTTTCAGCTTCTGCTCGCATATCGCGATGTCCGATTGCAGCTTCGTCCACTGCTCGTCGTTCATCGGCTGCGTGCCGTCGAGGGCGTCCTTCTCCGCCTGGCGGAGAACCTTCAGCTGCTCCTCGGTCGATTTGATCGCTTTTTGGTAGTCCCTTTGCTGCTGCGCCAGCAGCTTCACGTTCCCTGGATCGAGCTTCAGAGCGCGCTCTATCTGCCGCAGCTCGGACGAAACGCCGCTCATCTCGCTCTTCGCCTTGCGAAGCGCGCTGGAGAGGCTCGACGTGTCGGCTCCGAGCTTGACGGTCAGTCCTTTGTACGCGTCTGCCATTTGCATTCACCTCCTCGTTTTATCCGAGCAATTTGTCTATGTCTTCCTGCGTCGCGTCGCGCACTCCGCCTCCGCTGCTTCCGTCCGCAAAAGCCAGGTCGGTGTACGCGATGAAGTCGCGCATGGTCATGCCGCGGATATCCCTAACCGAGAATCCGATCCGCACGAGAGCCAATACGTTTCGCCAGGGCGTCCATTCGTCTGGCGATCCACTTCCTGGCGCGCCCGGTCTTTTCGCGACGAAACAGCTCGGCCGATATGGCCGAGTCGATCACCTCCAGCGCGCTGGCGTCTCCCAGCGCGAAGGACTTCGGATCGAACTCGCGCAGCCATGAGGCGTAGTCGGAAACGCCGTCGTCGTGCGTTCGGCACATGGCCCATGCGACTTGGAGCAGGATCGACATGTCGGGCGTTCCGCCCTCGTATGCCGCGAGAACCGCTTTGAAGAGGTCGCCGTCGAACGCCTCCCGGTAGACCAGGAACGTGTACGGCGACCCCTGCATGGTCACTTCGCGGTCGTAGATGACCGTCTTTATCATTACGAAGAAGCCTCCGTGAAGGACGGCGTGAGGACGGAATCGTAGAAGCCGCTGTAGGCCGTCGCGTTCGCCTCGCTCTTCTCGATGGAGAGCTTCGTGACCTTCTTGCCGCCGATCTCCTCGGGGATCATCGTCACGGTCAGCTTCTCGGTCGTCGGGGACGCCTTGTCCTCCGACGTCTTGTTCTCGTCTTTCGGCCGCTCCGCCGTCACGTTGTAGAACACGTTGAGGCGATCCTTCGCGTCTCCCTTGACCTTGAAGAGCAGGGCGAAGGGCTTGGGCACGGCGTCCGCGATCTCCACAAGGGCGCCGTTCCTGTCGATTTCCCAGCCGAAGATCGCGACCTTGACGGAATCGGGGATGAGCGCCATTTCAAGATCGCCGGTGTAGCCGGCGTTGGTGACGCAAGTGTAGTAAGCGCCGTTGTCGGCGAAGAACTTCTCGGTGCCGCCCTCGGGGGACGTGGAAAGGCTCACCGCGCCGGGGATCTTGGTGATATCGCCATAGGTTCCCGCTCCGGTGAGCGGAGCGATAGCCACGTCAGAGAGGCCGAATCGCACTTTGTTGGTTGCTTCGTTTGCCATATGTCATCCTCCTAGATTGTGTCGAAGTAGTAGGCGACCAGGAAGTAATCCCCCTGGTCGCCCGTTTCGTTGATCGAATATGTGATTTCGTTTTCCGAAAGCGCCCGCTCTATCGCCGCCTCGCCATCGTCGTGCTTGCCATCGCTGTACAGCTCCACGCACCAGCGCGGAACCTTCGCGTAGTTGGAGTTATCCGCGTACGCGTCGCTCCTGCCTGTTTGGAAGAACACGACGTATGGGAGCGGAGGCGGCTTTGCCGGTGCCCATTGGCGGTACGCAACCGGCATCCCGGCTGATTTGAGGAGCGCGAAAACGTCTGAACGCTTCATCGTCCCAACTCCCTCAAAATCGTTTCAGCGCCCGTTTCGTATGCTGGCTCGATGTGGCGATGCGCCGGAACTCGCTCGCCTGTATCGATTCCATGCACCCACTTCTCGTGTCCGAACTCCAACAAGTGCGTGAGCGACGGCTTGGAGGCGTTGTAGACGCGCACGTAGTAGCCTCCGAAGCGGTCGTAGTCGGTGCGCATCCTCCATCCTGATGCGTACTCTCCGGTCATACCCGGATCGGCGGTGCCTTGGAGCTGCTTCTTGCATGCGTTGCCGCCCTTCTGCACGGCCTTTTTCGCATCCAACGTGCATTGATCCATGAAATCGTCCAGGATGCCCTCGAACGCATCGCCGAATCCGGAAGCGTCAACATAGATTCCCTTGCTCATTCGCTGAACACCGCCCTTATGACGATCTGCTCGTTTCGGAAGTTGACGTTCTCGACGCTGGTTATGTCCAGCGCCTTGCCGCGCCAGAGCAACCGCGCTTCGCGCGTGTCCATGCCGTCGAACACGGGATGAAAGCGCGTGAACAGCTTGATCGTGTCCTGTGCCTTGACGGCTGCTGCTTGCCAGAACTCGGTTGATCCTAGACTGGACATGCGGGCGTACCCGCGATAGACCGTGGCCCACTCGACGGACACGGAACCTCCATCGTCTTGAACCATCTGCTGTTTCTGCAATTCAAAAGGCTGGTCGTAATCCACGGCTCCACCTCCTAAAGCAGATTGAAGTCATGGCACGATAGAATCGATTCGACCGCTCGGTTCACGTTCGCCTTGTCTACGTAGAGCGCCCTGTTGTCGTACATGTCGCGCGCCAGTATCAGGACTGCTATCGCTATGTCCGGGTACTCGTCCACATACTCAGCATCAATGCCGCACCGTTCGTAGACGTAGGACAGCGCGGCATCGTACACGGCTGAAACGGTCTGCATTTCCAACTCGTCCACGTAGTCGGGTTCAAGGCGTAGGTAGCGGAGCAGGACGTTATTCGGTATCTGGCTTGCTTTCAGGCTTTCCAGCGTTTCGTCTGCCACTGGCCTTCACCTCCGTGACGGGGTACCCGCTTGCGATCATCTTCTTTCCGACCGCAGCGGGCACCTCGATTGTCTGGCCCTTACCGGCGTTTCCGAGAACGCCGGAAAAGGACTTGTTGACGAGCAGCTTCATTACGCAGCCGCCATCTTGAGCTGCGCGATTGCTTGCTCAACCTGGATTTTCGCGTCTACCTCGACGAAGCCGAGAACGCCGATGGCATGCTGCGGCGCGTAGAGTTCCTGGAGAACCTGGATGGTCGGCTGCTCGGCGAACTTGACGGCGAGACCGCTGAAATCGCCGTAGTAGATCGCGGTCTTACCAGCTTCAAGGCCGGTCATGTTGTCAGACGTGTACACGGGCTTGCCGAGCAGCGTCTTGCCGAAGGGGGCGGTAACGTCGTCCTGGAGCAGGTAGCGGTCGTTGCCGTCCTTCAGCTTGCGGATCGCGGTTCGGGTCGCGCGGGACATAATCCACATCGCCCCGGCCTGGTAGTAGTCGATGACGGAATCCTGCAAGTCGATCAGCTCGTTCGCCGTGATAGCGGTGGTCGCCGCGGCGGTTACGGTCTGAGAGCACGTGGAAAGGCCGGTGACCTTGCCCGAAGTGCCGATGAGTAGTTCCTTTTCGAGCCAACGTGCGATCTTAAGCCCCATGTCATCGACGACGAACGCCACCAGGTCAACGTCTGTTCCGTTCATCAGCGAGCGGGAAACCTTCGTGAGGGCACGTGCGAGGAAGCCGTTGAGGATGATCTTGTCGAACTTGCCGACGTGAGATGTCGCGTCGGTGAACTCGTCGGCGTACTCCACCGTGATGGCGCCGTTCGTCTCGTCGTAGAACGGAAGGTCGAGCTGCCCCTTGACGGTGTACTTCGTCGCGGCGCTCAGGATCGGCGAGATTTCGTAGATGCGCTTAACGATGCGGTCGGCGATGGTCTTGGGGATAATGGCTCCGTTGGTTCCTTCGGGGCCGCCGTTGACCATGTTCACGTCTGCGCGCTGGAGGGTGCCGGACTGGGTGCCCCAGCGGATGTAGCTGGCGAACGCGCGCACTTCCTCGTCCTCGGTCGTCCCGGCGCCGTCGCCGTTGTCCTTCGCATCGGGGATGGCGAGCTTGGCGCGCTGGTTCTCGATCATGTCGATGGTCTTGTCGAGGTCGTCGATTTCCTTTTCGAGCGCGCGGAACTTCTCGTCCTCCTCGGGCGTGACGGCGCGCACCTCCTCGGCGGCCTTGTCGGCGATGGCGGTCATCTCCGCGAGCTTGGCGTTGCGCTTCTCCTTCAGTGCTTTGATCTTCATGTACGTGTTCCTCCTGTTTTCGGGCATGAAAAAAGCGCCCTTCGGCGCTCTCATGCGTTCTTGTTTTCCACGGCTTGCGTCTACTGCGCTTTCAGCCGTTCGATGGTGCCTAGGTATTCGGAGAGATCAGGGGCTTCATGCTTCTCTTCCGCCCTCTTCTCCTCCTCGGTCGTTTCGATGCTCTCAAAATCCATTGCCCGGTACTCGATGGGAGCAACGTCGCTTCCGTCGTCGGCGCGCGTGAACACGCTCGTTGCGGAGTAGCATGGAAGAAGCCGTTGGTCGATGATCGACACTTCGGTCAGCTCCATGTCCTCGATGGCGCGGTGCTCCATCCCGGCGGATTCGCTTTTGCTCTGCCTCAACGGTCGAAAGCCAAAGCTCCATCCGCGCAATTCTCTGCTTCGCGCTTTCTCGATCACCTCTGGGTCGGTGACGACGGCGCGAGCATAGAGACCAACCGCATCCTCTTTGAGTTCCAGGTTCTTCCCCTCCTCGCCGATGATGCGCTCCTTGTCGTGATTCAGAAGCATTTTGCGCTTGCCTCGCATGAGCGCGCGGGCGAAAGCCCCCGGCTTGATCGTCTCGGTGAAATAGCCGTCCTTGTCGCGCAGCACGCGGGATTCGCGGGCTACCGCGTTCACGTACCCGGTGATCTCCACCGAATCAGCTCTGATGTTGACATTCATCCTCTGTTTCACCTCCTTAATCGGTTGGCTCCTTGACGTTTCCATCGTCGGACGCGGGCTGTTCGCCCGGTTCGTACGGTTGCAGGTCGTCGAGGTCTATCACCTTGCCCATGTTCGGCACGATGATCCTGTTCCTCTTCGCGTCGAAGAGAACGTCCTGCAACCCCATGTTGGTGTACTCCATGCCGAGCGGCGGCATGTTCTCGGACTTGCGCACCTCGTCTACCATGACGAAGCCGCCCTCCTTGGCGATTTTCCATGCCTCCCAGCGCTCCTTGACGTCTGCCTTCGTGAACTCGGACAGGTCGAACCCGAAGAAATGGGTCGGTTTTTCCGATTCGAGCAGCAAAGACCGGTTAAGTGATGCGACGAACGCGGCCAGGACGTCCATGATGCAGAATCGGATGTAGTTGTCCCGCGCGTTCTTGCTCGCGTTGTCGGTTCCTCCGCTCCTGATGATTTCTGGAGGCATCTTGAACATGCTGTAGATGTCGTTCGCGTTGGTCTGCTTGTTCTCGTTCAGCTGCATCTCGGTGGAGCTTGCCGAAGCCTCCTGGAACTCCATGCCGTTGTTGAGCACTACGACGTTCTCATCCGTGGAGCCGTAGAACCGGCTCCATGCGTTTTTCAGGGCTTCAAACGCTTTCTTTCCTAGCCCTTTTGCAGATTTCAGGAAGCCTCGCTTGCTGCCTCCGCGCTGAACGAGCGACCGTTCATAGAGCATCGTCATGTACGCGACGGACAGGGCAACCTGGTTCGCCGTGATGACGCTTCGCCCGAACCGCCCGTTTCTCGTGGAACGAAGCACTCTAACGATCTGCCATTGCTCGTATCGCCGACCTCCGATCATGTACGCAACGTGTTTGAATATCGGGTTGTAAACCTCATCCTCCATCGGGCAAACGTCTTCCGCCCGCACGTAGTGCAGACTTTCAATCTCGTTCGAGTAGGGACTTGCGTAGTTGATGAACATATTGCCGCCGACATCCGAGCAGTAATAATCCTCGACGATTGCCTTTTTCATTTCAGGGCCAGTAAGCAAATCTCCCGTGTCCCCGTTCAACATGAGCACCCTGGGATCGTCCTCCAGCTCCATGACGGAATCGCCGTTCCTCGCGTACAGCTTCACGGGCAACGACGCAACAGTGCCCGATATGGTATCCACGCATGCGGCGAACGCCGGAATCGCCATCGCCTCGGTCTTCGTGATCGTGACGAGCGGCGTCGCTCCTCCAATTAGAAGGTCGTCGCCGGTTACCGATTCGTCCTCAACCGATTCCGACGCTCGGACGAAATAATCCATGATTCCCAATTCCTCACCTCCTTCCTAATACTGGCAAACGAAGTCGTCGCCGAAGATGATGTCTTGCTGGAGCAGGTAAACGGCGTTGAGCAGAGCGACGACCATATCGACCTTGCCGTTTGACTTCTTCTTGTTCACGTAACGGTTGAGGTTCGTGTCGAACGAGCAGCGCGCGTTCTGGAAGTTGATTTCAAGCAGCTTGTTTTTCAGGTAATGGAACTGCCCACCCTCGATCTTCTCGGCAAGAAGTTTGGTCGGAGGGTGCAACACGCTTGAATGCTGTTTGATCTCAACGCAGGTGATGCCAGCCTCTTCCCATTTCTGAACGCTTGAAATTGCGTTGTAGCGGTCGTATCCGAGCGAAACGACGGTTCCACCGTACTTTCGCTCGATGTTCTTCACGAACTCCTCGATCACGGAGTAGTCCACAACCATCCCGCCGCACGCGATTGCGTTCCCGGCATTGATGAACTGCTGGTAGTCCACCTTCTCGAAAACGGTCTTCTCATGCTGGCGCTCGGCAGGGAAGAACGCGGTTACGTCGCAGAAAACCTCGTCGTTATCCTCGAACGCGACGGCAACGGCGCAGTTGTCGTTCGTCATCGCAAGGTCTACGCCGACGTACAGCGAGCGGCCTGAGAAGTTTATCGACTCTTCCGATCCTGCCATCACGGCATCTATCGGCACGTAGGATTCCGTTCCGGTTCCCTGATAGACGATGTTGCAGTGCTTCGTGATGAAGTTCTCGCGCTTGCTTTCGACGGCGACCGCCTCCGCGCGCCATTTCAGCAGGTTGTCCCAAACCTTCTCGATTTCGAGCGACAAGGGGTTCCCCTGGGCAAGGACGGCATCGTTGTCCATCCAACCCTTCGTATCGTCTGGTTCGTACAAGAGCGCGAAGCACGTCTCATCTTCGATGATGCCGTCAAGCACCTTCTTCGCGTACGAGACCTCGTCTTCAAGCGGGTTGTCGATCGTGGGGTACTTCGTCGACGTGCAGAAGCCGAGCGGCATGTCTACAAGAAGCTGGCCTGACCGCATCGCCTCTATGGGGTAGTTCGTCGGCAACGCGCCGATCTCGTCCGCTATGAAAGCGTTCGGCTCCTTGCCGTCCATGCGGTTCGTCGAGTAGTTCAGCGGCTTGTATTCCGTCTTGCTACGCTTGCTCCGTATCCAGTCGCGCCGAACGTCGAGGTCGCCAGCCAGCGCCTCGTCGTTGACAGAGATGAGCGGGTCTAGGGCTTTCTTTATCTCTCGCGCAAGGTCGCCATCAGGGGCTACGCTGAAGAAGCGCGAGAACGGAGGCTCCAGGAGGAAGAGCAGGATGAAGAGGACGGCTACGACGAAGGTCTTGCCGTTCTTTCGGCATATCTCCAAGAGCGCACGCTCGTAGCGCCTGCTTTTCTGGTCGTCGCGGTGGACGCAGCAGAGAAGAGACGCGATGATGAGCCATTGGTAGCCGGCTAGCGCTTCGTAGACCGTCTTCCCCGTGCGCGGCCCCTTCGCCATCCTCAGCACGGACAGGATGCGGCAGATCCTGCGCAGCAGCTTCCTGTTCACGACGTACTTCGGGTTTTCGTCGTCCCACATGCGGAGGAATTCGGCGCATTGGAGCTTTACGTAGCGCGGCGACAAGTCTATTCCATCAACTTCGATGTGAGGAGCCGCTAGGGTCCCATCGACCACCGCGCGCGCGTACTGCGCTGCATGGTCAATCCTCATCGTCGCCCATGACGTCGAACACCGTCATCGGCTTCTTCGCTATGCTAGCCGCCTTGTCGGCGACCTTGGCGCGCGCTGCCCTCGACATGCCGAGGTCGCGCATGCAGTCGAGCGCGCTCTTGCGGCACGATTCCCTTGCCTGGCGCGTCTGCACGTTTGACAGCGCCTCCACTCCGGCTCCTTCATGGTCTATCAGTATGTCCAGCTTCGCCTTGCGGTCGAGCGATATCGCGAGCTCTTCGAGCAGGAAGTAATCGAGGTTGCAGAGGGAATCCTCCGGGAAGCACTCGCGCACGATGAACTCGAACAGGCCCTTGCGCTCGTCGCTCCATTCGGCTGGCGGGTCTAGGCGGTCGCTCTTGCCGCGCAGCTCCCGCTCCATGGCGGCGCGCGCCTCCCGCTCGGCGTTGGAGATGCGCGTGCCGTCCGACAGCATGTCCACCGGAAGCGTCGGTCTCGCCATGCGCCTCACCTCCTTCCGTGAAAGTTAGTTCGGGGAAATTTTCATGAGTTAAAAACAGTTTGTGTCTTTGGCTGGGGCGCGTTGGTGTACGGCTGAGAGGCCGCAGGATCGCGTCAGGCCGGGGGGGGGATTGCTCTCCCCATTCCTGTATCGTCCTATCAGATCTCGAAGCGCAGAACGGCTTATATCGCCTCGCTCCGACTCCTCGTGGTGCATCGAGCAGAGCGTGATGCAGTTGTCGAGGTCGTTGCGGAGGTCGAAGTCCTCCTCCAACGGGACGATATGGTGGACGCTGAGGCCGTCCGTAGTGATGATGCCGAGCGAGCGGCACACGACGCACATGTTCATGTCGAGGCCGCGAACCTCGTCGCGCGTGCGCTGCCAGTCAGCCGTGCTGCGGTACTTCGACGCCCTGGATTTCCGCGGAGCGTGCTGCTTGCTCCTGCACTTGACGCGGCTGTCGTGGATGCGCCCGCATGCAGGGCACGATCTAAGCATCTGGATCTCTGCCTGTCACCACGTGCTTGCGCCTCACGTCTACGCACACGACATCGCTGCGGTCGAACTTTGCGCTGACTTCTATATCCAGCTCGACAAGACCGCTCGGATAGTCTCCCAGGATGTTGCCAGCGTGTTCAGATATGTATTCTCCAGCTGCCTTGATGGACTCGATTGCTTTGTCTCTCGTGCTGAGGTCGTGATAGATCTTCTTCATTCCGCTCCTCCGTTCATTGCGCGCGCCATGCGCTCCACCGCCTCCGCTACGGCGCGAAGCGTCTTGCGCGCCACGTAGGTTTCGTACCGCGATGCGATGCGGCCGATCTCGAACACGTCCATATCGCTTGCTCCTTCCTTTGCCATGGCATTAAAAAAGCCGCCCGTTCGGACGGCTCGTCGTTGTTTAGTTTATGTGATTGATTTGCTACGCCTTCGGTTCGTGAGGCTCCATCAGATACCACTGGTCTTTCGGGAGCGCGGCTTTGATGTTCGCTCGTGCCGATGGGCGCAGCGGAGTTCCGTCGTTCCCGCCATCCCAGTATTCGGATTTCGCGAAATCGTCGGCAAGGCTCCCGTCAGGTTTGACCACGCCCATCATAGTAAGCATGATGTCGCAGAAGCGCGCGTATTGGTCGCTGCCATCTTCAAGGCGCTCCATATAGAACAGCGTGTACAGCTTCAGGTCTTCTTTTCCCATCGTCACCATCGGCATCAGCTCCTATCGAAATGAAAAAGCCCGCCGTCTGGCGGACTTCGCTAAAGACAGGATATCACGGTTTCGAGTATAAAAACGTATATAGTTTCGAATCGCAGTTGCACTCTTCGAGAATGTCGGATACCAGGTCGAGCCCGCGCGCATGGTGCATCTTCACCGTAGCCTCGGCGTAGCCAAGATCGTCTGCGATGTCTATCCATTCCGGCGCTTTCCCTATGACGAGGTACCTCTTGGTGAGCGCCGTGGCAGCGTTCGGGTTCTCCGCCTGGACGTTGGCGATGACGGAATCTATCTCGTCCAGGAAGAACCCGAGAGCGGCCACCCTCCTCTTCGCGTCGGCCACTATGGAATCGAAAGCAGCGACTATGTCAGCGAGGTCTTTCTTGCTTCCGGATCCTCCTCCGCACGTTTCGTAGCTTTGCGTCCAGTCCTCCCTCTGCGATTCCAGGTTGTTCAGCGCGATCTTCGACTGGACGCAGCGGCAGTAAGTAACGCAGTACTGCTCCAGGTACTTCTTCGCGCGCTCCCTTCTATCGATTGCGTTCTCCAATGCGTTTGCTGTATGTGTCAAATGCTGTCTCTCCCTCTTAAATGCTATTTGTCGAGCGTCATTTTAACGCTGCGCGTTGTTGTTAGCCAGACGCGCCCCTGGCTCGCTCTCCTATCGTGCTACGCGAACGATCTCGCGAGGAACCGAGCCAGATTGACGGCTCCGTGCCCGATGCCCGCGAAAATCAAGATCGCAACAGCCGACGCCGCCAGGCATGCTCCGAGGCCAGACGGCTCGCGGTCTCCGTAGATGCTCATATGGTTTCCACCGTCCTAATCGATGTAGCCCGCTCCAACTGGTATCCAGCAGCTGCCGCCATTGCTGCGATGATCTTCTTTTTCATGCTCTCTCCTTGTTCGTCAGATTCGTTTCGGAGCGTGCTTTACTTGCCAGACTTCGGCTCGGCGCGGATCGGCTGCGTAAGCCTGGATGGTTCGCGGTTTGAGGCCGGTTGCAACCGCGCATTCGCTCGCGGTTCCAACCGCTACGATCTGGTTATTGCGCAGGACTATGTAACGCTAGCGCTCGGTCATTTCCCGTCGGACTCCTTCCACGCATCCCACACGTCGGGGTGATTCTCGGTCATGTAATAGGCCATGTCTTCGCAGTTGTACCCTTCTCCTATTGGATAGTTCCAATAGGCCATCATCTTCCTAACGTAATGGGCGCAACGGTCGCACTCGCGCCATGTGTACGCGCTCCCGCCCTCCACCAGCTTGGATACGGTATGCTCCTCGTCAACGTATATGCGTTTGCCGCAGTAATCGCAGCGGTGCTCCTTACGCGCCTTGACTCGTTTCGACGGCGCCAGCTCTACGGGCATTCAACTCCTCCTCGTTCTCGTAGTACTCGCACACGTCGGTCGGGATCTCCATGCCGTCGTGCACGACGATCTTCTCTACCTCCTCGTCCTTCGGAGCGCACCATGCCTCGCTCGGTGACAAGTCGAAAGCCTTTCTCCAGCACGTGTCGCACAGGTAGTAGCTGCTCATTCCCCGTCCACTTCATCTATAACGCGCTTGCAGTACTCCTTGCAGTCGCGGTCGCAATGGCATCCGGCCTCGACGCGGAGATTGCACGCGTAGGCGAGCGCTTTTTCCCGGTACTTCCTCGCGTCTGCCACGGCCTCTGTGTAGCCGTTGCAGAAGCAGTTGGGCGTCTTGTACTCTTTCATTGTTATTGCTTCCTCTCTCCCCAGGCGCAGTATCCGCCGGGAGCAACACAGGCTCCTTCGTCGCATTGCCCGTCGGCGACCAAGGCGCGTTTGACATGGCATCGCATCGTGTCGAGTTTTGCGCACTCTTCGCACCTAACAATCTTTGGCATGCCGCCCTCGGCTATGATCTCTTCGCACACACGGTTGATGATTGAATCGGCCCTGCCTTTGATGCTCTCATTGACCTTCTTCTCGACCACTTCTTTGATGGTTCGCTCGATTCTGTAATAATTGAAGCTCTCCTTCAACTCTGCCACGAAGAAGTCAGCATAGGAATCGTATCGCTTCCTGTTTCCCCATCCGTCATCGACGATAGCCTCCCTGTCCAATAAGGCGCCGGCCTCTGATTCAACGATCGCCTTGAACTTCTCTTCGAGCGCGCCGCTTACCTGATCGCGAACGATCTTATCAACCGTCTCGTTGATCCTATCCCGGATCATGTAGTTTACGCTGCTGCCGTCGATGGCTTCCTCAACCTTCCGCTCGACGATGGCCTCAACCATTTCCTCCGTGATTTCAAAACCCATTGCTATTCTCCTTCGATCATGTTCTCCAACGCATCGTCATTCCGTGCGTCCACGCGAGGAACCCACCACTTGCAGTTAGCGCAGATGCATGGACAGATCCTCATGATCAACTCCTCCGTTCGCCGTAGTTGCAAAAACCGCTCGGAATCGTGTAAACGAGAACGTCTCCTCCGTTCAATCTGCAAAGCCCGCCGAGGTCTTGCACGAAATACTTGCACTCCCGGCACCGCACGACCTCTTCAAGGCTTCCCGCCTCGCGCAAGATCAGGTCGCGTGCAACGGGAGGCGTTTTCTCGGTGTCGATGATGCACTCGGTCACACCAACCTCCTAATCCTCGAAAACGATCGTGCCGTCGTCGTACTCGGCATCGAGCCATGCGCGGTATTCGTCCGGCATCATGTCCTTGGCGACGACGCGGAGCGAGACCATCTGATCGCTGCATCTCCCAACCTTGTAGACGCTTACCATGGACGGCAAGATATCGAACCGCACCTCCATGCGCGCCGCCTTTTCAGGGGTGCCGAAGTAGTGATCCCAATTCGTCATGGCTCCACAACCTTCGCGCCGCAGTTAGGACAATACCTGATCGGTATGGTCGTGCAGCAGTCAGTGACCGCATCGCGCTTGGCGAACGCTCCGCACGCGTCACAGCGGAACACGCCAATCCCGTCATCGTGGCACGTGCGCTCGGACGATATAGCCGAGAAAACACGATGACCTATTAGCCGTCCGTTAGCTTCGAGGTTGCATGGAGCAGAGCATCTGTCCCACACTTTATACGTCGCGTACTCGCTCATTCCTCAACCACCTTCGCGCCGCATTCGGGGCAGTAGTTCCAATCTTCTTCGAGCGCTATGTCGCAATGCTCGCACCATAGTTCAAGGTCGTCCTCTTGACCCCAAACCGACCCGCGCGAGCCGCGCCATATACCGCACGTGCGCTCCTTGACGTAGCCTTGCAGGGTTGCGGCCTCGTGGAACAGCTGCTCGTTGGTTCTGCTTACAAGGATGTCGGCCAGACTGTCCACGTCGATTCGGCAGATCACTTGAATCGTCTGATCTCCGACTTTGATCTCCGGTGACTTGTAATCGTTTAGGTCGATTTCGCTCATTTCTCACTCCCGTCATTACAGTACCGCGGTGTATAAGTGGAAGAGAAGTCTGATCCGTTGGCAAGGTCGATGCCTACCTTCACTTCCTTGCAGTATTCGTTCCATTGATCGATGAACGGCTTCTTCCATTCAGACAAAACGCATACTTTAGGAGCTTGAACCGGAACGGAGAACCCGCAATCGTTACATTTGACGGAATCGCCCTTCCTTGAAATGACGGGTCTTATCGAATTAGATTTGCATACGGGGCATGGTTGAAATTCACTCTTCATCGTCCCTCTCCTTCCAGCATCTTCATCAGCACCAACGCATCGCGGCGCAGCTTCCGCAAATCGTCCGCTATTGCGGTCTTCGTCGAGCCGCGCCCGATCATGCCGCTGTAAAGGTAGCTGCTTGATTCTCCGTTCAGGTGGGATGAAACGTTCTCTGCGATGGCTTCCGCCTCCAGTCGCAGCAGCTCGGCTTGGCGTTCGATGAGGCACATCACAGCACCGTGCCCTCGATCTTGGCGACGATGCCGCCAGCTCCTTGTTCTGCGAGAGGTACGAACTCAAGTACCCGCTCGCTCCATCCGGCTATGATGTTGGTCTTCGCTCCATGGAACTGTTGCGTGCCGTACCCCTGGAGGTCGATAGCATGCACCCAGCAATCGTTCCCGGTCTTGCGGCGGTACTCGTCGGCGATCTTTTGAACAGGATCGCCCCACCGGCAGTTCACTTCGTTGTCGGACAGCACGATAACGCGGTCCGCCCTCACCCCGTCGCGGATCATCGCATCGAACGGGGCGTGCATGTTCGTGCCTCCGTGGTAGTACACCGAGGTATATACGCCCTCGGACTGCGCAAGAATACCTCCGCGTCGTGAAACGTTGACCTTGACCGCATCATCGCTGAAAGCGTACAGGATGGCGTTGTCGGCTGACACGGCGGCGCACACTCCGAGAACGGAAGCTATCTCCATGGGGGTCGCGGTCGATTTTCTGCTGATGGTCGAATACGTCATGCTGCCAGAGCAATCAACGGCTATGACCGTCGTTCCGGGAAGCTCGGGCATATTGGCGACCGATGCCGACATTGCGTCCTCCAAAGCGTCGAGCACCTTTGAACCGGCGTTAGGCGCGCTTTTCATCTGCTTGTATGCGGTATGGAAACGGAACGGGAGCTGTCGCGACTTCCTCACGCGATCCGGGTCGGCGATCATGGAGAGGATTTCATCGATGTTCGAGGGGTTCGCGTTGACCATGTTGCGGAGGTTTCGCAGCGCCGCCATGTAGCCGATCTTGCGCTGCGCTATGAGGCTTTCCCATGCCTCCTTGGTGTTGCCCTTCGCGGAAAGCTCCGTCTCCCAGCTCGTCGGTACGGGCAGCGTCCCCTCGCTGCACTGCTTGAAGGCGTCGCTTGGCTTGGGATGGCACATCTTGATGGCGTCCGCCATCTTGACGGCATTTCCGGAACCTTGGTACTTGGCGATGGCATGGACGGGAGCGGCTTCGAGCGCGTCCTTCAATCCGCGTCGGAGGCTGTTCGGAACCGGCTTGCCGAACATCGAGAGGTAGCATGCCATTATCTCGGTGATGTCGTCTCCGCGCACGCAGCACTTGGCGATGGCGGCGCGAACGTAGCCGGCGTCCTTGACGTCGTTCGCCAGAATGGCGCACAGGACGTGCGACACGCTGCGCATGTTGAAGACGGTGCGGGCGTAGACGGCCAGCTTCGCCACGAACTCGGGTTCTTTCGCGATGACGGCGTATGCCGTCTCCATCAGCTCGCCGGAGTTGTCGCCGTAGTATTTCGGCTCGTTGAAGAAGGTGGTGAGAACCTGCGTGACCAGCTTCTCCTTGTCGGCCATCTTGTAGGCAGAATGCCCGCTTTTGTTCGCGGTCTTCGCGGTTGCCTTTGCGTTGAAATTGGACATGTGTTTCTCCTTGGAAAATAAAGAAGCGACCCTGTTCAGGAATCGCTTCGCGGGGGAATGCTGCGATGAAATCGGGATCGGAGTTTTTGGTCTGAATCATGGCATCAGAAGTAGCCGAACCCTGCGATGCGCAGCATCGTATGTATGGTGCCGTGTCAGGGAATCGAACCCCGCGACGTAGGAACTACGGGTTTACAGCCCGAGCCGCCTCCATAACGGCGTAACACGGCTTTGTCGGCTGCGATGAAAACGAGTACGGTACGTAAACGCTCTAACCAGCTGAGCTACCTCGCCCGTTCGGGCAAGGACGGGACTCGAACCCGCGGCCTCTCGATTACCAGTCGATGTAACCGATGCTCTGCGATGCGCAGCCTTGTAGCGTTCTCCAACCATGCGCGATGAAAACGGAATCGGCGTTTTTTTTTCGTGCTCTGCCTTTTGAGCTATCCAGAATGTCTCCAGAGTTGGACTCGAACCAACAACAACGCCATTAGAAGTGGAAGTAGCCGGTTCCTGCGATGCGCGCATGGTTTTCAAAGAGAGTGCGCTGATGAAAACGGAAACCGAAATGCGGACTCGAACCGCTTAGATTGTTTTCAAGACAATTTTTGATCCAAACGAAGTATCGGTTCCCTGCGATGCAGCGTGAAGCGATTATAGCATATTCGATTGTCAAAGTGCCGTGGAGCGGAGTTTCAGCTTGCTTTCTCCACCAGGTGCGGGATAAGATCGCGCCCTTCCTCGTCGACGATCCAGGCATGGTCGGTGTCTATGATCTTGAACGCCATTACCTCGTGCCGCTCGCAGTAGCAGTCGGCCACGGTGTCCCCGCAGAACACGTCGCGGCCTTTGGCGTCCACCACGCACATGCGGCCTTTGAAAAGCGGCGCATCTGAACCCATCCTTCACCTCGCTTCTTTTTTGCTTCCCGTTAGCCGTTAGCCGCTTTAGCCGTCCATTTCCTATAAACCCCTATTACCTATACTTATTACTTACTTCTTTTTCTTTAGGAATGTAGGCTAATACGGCTAATACGGCTAAAAGTGCAGTTCAACATATATTTTCTCGTTAGCCGTCGCTGTGTTTTGTCGGCTAAAAATCGACTTATCGTCGGCTAATTCACCAAGGTGAACAAAAATAGTTTTTCAAAACATCGGCTAATACGGCTAATACGGCTAAAAAGGTCAGTCTTCGGCTAACGTGACGGCCAACGGAATGTAGCAACGTTGAACACCATAATCCGAAGTTTTCGCCCTCCCATTGTTTTTCGGGTACTTCACCCACCCCTCGATCTTGTTCTGCATGATGCTGTGCATCTCGTTCACCAGGAAGCGGCTCTGCGCCCTGCACTGCTCCTCGGGAAGCGCCTCCTGGATCAGCTCCTGCGCGCACACGCGCACGTCCTCGGGGCGGCGCTGCGGCTTATCCATCCATTCGGCAAGCTTCTCGTCGAGGTACTGCTGCACCATGCCTACGCGAGGATCGTCCTCCAGGTACTGCTCCTGCTTCTCCATGGCGAACGCAGCCGAACGTTCGTCTAGCACGAGCACGGGACGCTCCGTTTTGTAGACATGGACCGCCTCCGCCCATGCTTGCTCGAAATAACCGTCCGCTCCGTCGGCGAACAGGCTCATGGCCGGTTTGTTGATTCCGCACTCGACAGGGAGGAAACGGCGGTTCCCAGTGGTATCCGTGAGAAAATGCGGGTTGTTCGTCGTTCCGGCGAACACGCACGCTCGCGGCCTCTGCTCGGTCTCCCTGGCGTACTTCGGGCGTATCGTGTCGACCTGCGATGTGAGGAAAGCCTTGATGCTCTCAACGTCGCGCTGCTTCTTCGCAGCCAAGAGCTCGGCCATCTCCACGATCCACAGCCCGCGTAGCTTCTCGGC